TGTTTGAACTATATTGTTCTACAAATGCTTTTGTTATTTCAGTTGACATATTATGTCTCCTATTATTGTTAAGTTAATGTTAAAACAAAACAGAGACGTTATCAGAAATTCTGGCTTCTCTTGGATTTAAAGTCTTTTAGACTACAAGTCTATTCCTTGTTGGCAGTAAGGTTCTTACGAATTGTCTTACTTTTGTTAGGCGAATTTTCACTCGCCTTACAAACCCATTTATAATATTCTTCGCAGATTGGCAAGGGATTAGATTTTTGATTTTCTGATCCACTCTCTACAACAATACGAAGTATTTCTAATCTTATTTCTTCTTTATCCATTCAACATAGTTCTTAAAGTAAATACTTGTTGAACTATCTTATCATGATCTGGATGAGATTTATTCCAATATGGACCATCTCTATCATTTACAAGTTTACTAATTTCAGCTTGGTAATCTGTACCTTGATCCATACCTTCGCTTTCTGTACTAATCAATTTATCTTCAGACATAAGATTAGCAATGTTTGCAAAACCTTTTATGACAGAAGGATGATCTCCAATACGAGTACCATCTTTTAGTTCCATATTAAGTATATCTTCACTCATGTTTGCTTTAGCAATTGCTCCAGCTCTTTTTATATTTTCATCATAAGATCTACCCCACTCTTTACGAAGTTCTTGTTCAGCATTTGCTTGAGCAGTTTCTGTATCTACTCTTGCTTGTTGAACAGATCCTTCCATAGAATTTTTATAGTATTCTAAAATTCCTTGAGCCTGTTTATTATTCAAACCAAGTTGGTGAGCATTCTCTGCAAATTGTTTTATTGCATTCTCATCTAACGAAGCTGTTTCAGATTGTACTTCTAACTTATATTTATCTGCAGATTCTGGTCTGCCAAGTTTTCCATACACTTCATTCCATTGATCGTCTGTTGAGTTTTCATTTGGTATTGCTACCTTGTCTTGACCAATCATTCTAGTTGCGTTGATATAGCTTTTAGCTAACGCATCTATTTCAGTAAATTTAGAAATATTAGGATCGTTTCTAAACTCTTCCGAGATTGTTTCTTTCCAAGAGTTGGTAACAGTTGGTTGTTCAGTTACTTGAGGAGTGTCTGTAGTAGTTTGTGTTGTCTCTTCTACAGGCACATTAGTTTGTGTTATCTGTTCACTTGACATTTTTATTCTCCTTGCGTAGCATTGTTTTTATAAATAGAAGTACACTACGTTGACCTTCCATATATGCACTCTCATGACTATCACCTTTTACATTAGTGGTAGAATGATAATGACATCTTTTTTCTAAATCAGACAAGACTTCTTTGCCTTCGTCTGTGTTAAAAATATGTTGATAGCTGTCTCTTAATTTTTTTATTATTTGTTCCAGTTCTTTGTTTTGGTTCATACTATTCAGCTTCTGAATTAGCTAATGCTTGTGCTTCTTCTGGCAATGCTTTTGCTAATGGTGCTATATCTCTCCCTGCTTGTGCTACTTGTTGCATCTGTTGCATCTGTTGTTGTTGTTCAGCTTGTGCTGCTGCTTCTTGTCTTTCAGCATTTAGTTCAGCTTGTGGCTTCAAAATTTTTTGAGGTACACCAACAATGCTAGTTAAATGCCTAACTAATTTATCCATATTGATATGGTCGAACACTGGAGCAACATTTGATAAGCTACCTAAAATTTCAACTGCTCTCATAATAGATGACAGCTCTGTAGATTTTTGTGCTTTAGCAAGTGGTGATACATATTCAATTTCTATATCTTGACCAGATAAAAATTCTGGTGGATTAGGAAATAAATTCTTTCTCATTAAAATTGCAAACGATCTATCAATCAATGGCTTTAATAATTCAGATTGAAGTCTACCAAGAACTGGTCCAAGTAATCTCATCTTCTCTTCATTTCTTTGAATGACTTCTGTTGCCGTCATTTGTGGACCATCTTGCATTTGTAATTGATTTACATAGAAAGCATTTCTGATTGAGTTTCTTCTTTGCTCTTCCATATTTAAACCTAGTGTATTATTTGCACCAATGTTTAATGGTTCAATTCTATCTCTAGTTCCTGCTCTGTAGAAGTTTAGTCCACCAGGTACAGTTCTTACAGGNAACATAAANCCATCNTCTGGAACAAGTAAAGGTGGATCAACTTGTTTTTGTGCAGACTTAATTATAACTTTAGACATTTCATTTAGCATCTTAACGTCTGGCAAAGCTGTCATTGCTGGAGATCTACCATAAATTTCGTGTGATGCTTTTAAGTATCTAGGAACTACAAATGGAAATTCTTTAAATCCAGAGACAGATAATTCGTCTCCAGAATCTGCGTCTAGGTATACAGATTCAAATGGCATATTTTCTTTATCTTGTTTTACAGGATTAAAATCTGATCTAGGATAAACAGCATGAAGTATTTCTACTTCTTCGTAAGGATCTTTCTTTGCTATAACTGCTATGTTAGTTGATACAGTTTTAAACTTTTGTATTGCAGCTCTTGCAGATATTCTAAACTTTCTAAATACTGTATCTATTCTACCTTTGTCATTTTCTGAAATATACATTTCATTAATGTGTCTTGTAGAAAATTTTAAATCATCTTCATCATCTTCTTCAATAAACATTGCTGCCGTACCAAACGTAATTAGATCATGATACAATTCAAAAATTTCTTGTTGAAAGTTAGACTTGTTAAATACTGAATACATAATCTCTGTAGTAGATTCCAACCATTCTTTTGCTTCATCCTCTCCTTCCATTCCATCATTTTTAAATTTTAAAGAGAACCAAGGTGTTGATGGGTTAGTCATCATACCATGTAATGATGCTGCTAATAATTCTACTGATTGTAATGGTGAACTATCAAAAATAAGTTCAGTTCTTTTATCACCTTTAGATCTTGTTTTAGTTACATCAGCTTTTCTTGGTTGCATATANTCTGCAACTTCTTGCCAATGACTTTCCCAATTTTGTCTTTGAGATTTTAATCTGTCAAATCTTGATAATAAATTTTTTGCTAAATCTGTTTGTGCCATTATGCTCTACCTAATAAACTTGGTTTACCCAAAGTCAAGCCACCAGTTACACCTGTAACTCCTGTCATGATTGTTGGTGATCTTCCTTTTGCCTTAACTCTTTTTTTTCTTAACTCTTCACTATCCTCTACTTGAGCAGCATTGCTCTGTGAAACTTCTGCAGTAGTTGGTGTTGTTGTAAGTAAAGTTCTTCCACCGATATTTTTTTCAACTAACTGACCACCACCCCCATCACGATTGTTAACTTCTCTACCCATAGCATCTATTGATCCAGAACCTCTTGCACTCATGTAACTTTTGTAATCTTCTACTGAAGCACTATATGCTTTTCCTGTTGCTAAATTTGTTTTACCAATAAGATTTTTTTCATAATATGATTTGTTTACTTCAAATGATTTTTTTCCAAAAAGTTTTGAAGAAACCGATCCAACAATTGAAGGTACAAATTTTGGTGGTGTATAAGAGTAGTTTTTAAAATCTACCATGTCTTGTTTTATTTTATTTGCTTTAGAAATTTTTGCAGCTTTTTTTGCTTCAACTTTATAAGCATTAGATGTTTTGTATGATTCTCTATTATTATCAGCTACACCATTAGTATTATGATTACCTGTTCTACCAGCATCGTAAGATTGTTTAGTTGTTCCTTTACCTACATCCCAAGCTGGCATATTATTTTCCGAATGTTAAAGAAGATTTAGTTTCAGATTTAACTTCTACTTTTCCTTCTGTTTTAACTGTTTGATTGATACCTACACCAGTATCTAGATCATCCATATTGCTAACAACTTTTTTAGCAGCAGGTTTAATTTTATTAATTACTTTCTTAATTTTATCTAACATATTAATCTCCTAGTAATGTTTTAAGTTTTTCTTCTTCGTTTTCTTGAATACCTAGTGGTCCAGTAAGGATTGTAGATTTTCTTCCTTTTCTTTTTCTTTCAATAGCTGCTTGTTCTTTTGCAATTCTTGCTTCTTCCTCTGGCGAAACTTCTGGAGCAGGTGCTTCAACAGGAGCTGGAGGTGGTGGCAGAGCTGGCATTTTTGGTTTGAATATTGATCCCATAATTAAATAATCCTATAGTTATTATCTGCTACACTTTGTGGAGCTGTTTGTCTAGTATTTAATTCTTGTAACCCCACTGCAAGATACCTCATCGCATCGCANGCATGACTACTCCAATCGTGTACAGGCTTTGATCTGAACATTCTATTCTTATCAATATACTTCCTATGGTAATGTCTTAACGCATCTATTAACTTTTTACAATGGTCAGTGTCAAACCAACATCTGTTAAGCAACATTGTTACTGCGTGGATTCCTTCCTCTACTGGTAGCTTCGGTACTACTTTAAATCTAATTCCTAATTGATAAGCAACCTCTCTTCTGGTTTTGCCATTGCCGAACTCCTGTACATCAATATCGTGTGGTGCATAATGATCTTTGTAGATATAAGGTTTTTCGTTTAGCATCTGAATATAGTGTGGTAATCCATGACCTCTTTCTTCGTGGTAATCTATTATCTGTATTGCTGTTCCTTTTTGTTGAAAGAATATAATACTACTGTGGTCTGCGACACCGAGATCCCAGGCAGTTGAGACAGGCAAAGTAGGATCGTAGGGAACTCTTGCTAGTTGCTTCTTATCATCTAACTTGGCGACTTCGTCTCCATAGATCGCACCTTCAATGTTGGCAATCCAATCGCATTCAAATTCTTGTAGGTACTTCTTCTCACCCATAATCTCTCTTGCTTTATCTAATTCTTCTTGGTCAACTATCTTTGTATTGCTAGCTTTAGCTTTGTAGTTAAACCAATCTTCTGCACCATTTGCGTGTTGGTATAAATCATAGAAATTATTATTCATTCCAGCAGGTGTACCAATAAACACACAGTATCCTTTTCTATCAGATAAAGCTGGTCTAATTATCTCTGCAAATAGCTTTCCATCGATGTTTGCGTATTCGTCTATGACGCAGCCATCAAGATAGATACCTCTTAAGCCATCAGAATTTTCTGCTCCGAGTAATGTTATTCTAGCACCATTAGGTAGATCTACTCTTAACTCTGTTTCATTGAACTTTGTTGATGGGATTTTATCAGTAAACTGTTTCATATAAT